GGTTTTGTAAAAATCACCAACGATTACGTCAGTACCAGCGGTTTCAACTTCACCTTGATAAGTACCGGTGTTGTAACAAGCGTTCTTGGAACAACCGAACATATCATCAGGCACGTTAGCAGCGTTGTAGTAAGCAGATGTTAGGTTTGTGGTATTCGCAGTAATCGTCCTTGCATCGATTTTCGCACAGGAAGCGAGGTCATCAAGAACAGAGATAGCGATAATGTCTTGGTTCTTCAATTTACCAATTTGGTCGGCTTTTACCACGAAGCCTTGAGAATCACATTTTGCCATTTAAATTATTTCCTCTTCTCATTTAATCTAACAGCTAGGCGGTCAAGCCCCCTTTGGGCTTTTGGAGTCATCGTTCCAGCATCTTGAATCGCTTTAATTCTGCGAGCAAGTAAGGCATTACGATTAAAATCTTTAGAAGCAGTAATATTCTGTATCACTTTCTTCTCTTGGCTTTTTGTTGCCATAAGTAATCCTTTCTTTTAATCTTCTGGATTAAATAGGTGTTCTTATTTTAATCATACCATAAATTTGATACAATAATTTTAGAGTATAATAGGGGTAAAAGGAACTATTTATGACGATAATTAACTCCCGTGAGTCAATGCTCACGCATGAGGAAAAATCTTATATCGAGAAGCGTCCAAAGTGGGTGTTTGGACGGATACCAGACTTATCTGATTATCGAAAACTATCAGTAGAGAATATGGAAGAAGCGTTCTTCCTCGCTAGACTAGGGCAAGAAATGACCTCTGCTTTCTTCCCTTCATATCGAGGAAAGCCGCTTTACCTATCATTTACGCAGGCGATGCTGGTTGGGGCTGGTCTGTTGACCAGAGAGCAGGCAGAGAAGGCGAAATTAGACTTCGAAAAATACCGTTCCGTCTTAATGGTTACCCCTACACGATACGGTAAATCCTTTTTGAACGCAATTATTGCAATCATTAAAGCGGCAGGCGAGGGAAAAGAAGTTCGTATCGGCGGTGCAACAAAGGATAAGGCGGGGATTATTCAGGAAAAGATCGTAAGTTTACTCCCAAGCACCGCTAAAGCAGTCCAAGACGGACTTATCATCACGGAAGAAGATGGCGACATCAATAAAAAAGTCGCCAGAATGTCCACGCAGGTGTCTAAGGAAGCCCTTGCGTGGCGTAATGGCGGTTCAATTAAAATGTTCTCTACAAACGAGAACAGAAAGAACGTGAACGTGGCTGCGGCAGGCGCAATCGGTATCGGTGGCGATTTCGTAATCCTAGATGAGATACAGCTGATGACACCAGTAGGCTTCAATACGGCTTCTCGTTTTATGATGGAAAACCCAGACACCAAACGCTTCTGCGTGGGAAACCCACAGATTTCTGGTCATTTTAAGGATTTATACGACGACCCAACAACCTTTGTTGTCCACATCAACGACGTCGGAGCGATTGTGGAAGGAAGAATGAGCCGTAGGGGGATGGAACTAACCGGTATGCCGTCATATTCATCAGAATATCGGGCATTTATTATGGTAGAATTTCCAGACGAAACCACAGGTAATAGGTTTTTCCCAACTTTACCTCTCCCGCTCACGAAAGCAACGCTGCCAAAGCCTGTCAATCGACACTGGTTTATGGGTATAGACTCGGCGTATAAAGGCGGAGATGCCTTGATGGTAACCCTTATAACCTACAATGAAGCCGAGGGACAAAAATGGATTACCGTAGAAAGCCAAATCGACTTGAAAAAGAAATACCCAGAGTGGAACGACGATACCACAACAAACATTTCGTTAGACATCTTAAAGATTATTCAGGACAACAATGTAGAAAATACCTGCCTTGATATTGGTCTAGGTATTCACATTTACGAAGCGTTGACACGATTAGACCCTGATCTCCCCATTGAGCCAGTCAACTTCTCCCAGAAGCCAACAGAATGGCGAGCAGAAACCGATTACAACGCAAAAGTAGCCCTAAACGCCCGTGCAGAAATGCACCTAGACCTGCGAGATTTGTGCGAGAGCGGGCTTGTTTACATAAATGGGGACAATTACGAGGAGATTGTCCGCCAAATGCGTGAAATCGGCGCAAAAACCGAGTCAGTAGGCAGCAAAATCAGAGTCGAGCCAAAGCAAGAGATCAAGAAACGCCTCGGACGCTCACCCGATAATTTGGACTCTCTCTGTTTGGCAGTTAGAGCGATGGTTACTAGCGGTCTAATAGGGAACGACGGTTTTGACGATGACGGAGAACCAGACTATGCCGAGTTCTTCTAAAAAGAAAAGGAAGAAGCACTCCACCGCAGGCTTTAACACCCCAGAGGAAAAAGCCCGCAGGCGAGCCACAGCTCTTAAAAATCCTTATTTCAATGGTGAAAGAAATGGAGAACTCCACACGAAAGATAAGTGGACAGAGGAACACCGAGAAAAAGTCCGGCAACGGATGATAAAATACAACAAGAGTAAAGCGGGCAGGAAAATGGCTTCAAAGCGGTCAAAGAAAGTGATGTCTGACGAAGCGATTAAGCAGCGTTGGATAGACGGGCAGATAGCATGGCATCTGAAACACCCAGAAGCTCGCATAGAACACGCAGAAAAGCATTTTCAACCGCACAACAATGAACGGCATCGCCAAGCAGAGCAAAGAAAATCAATCAAGTGGTACAGAGAAGAATACAAAAAAGGAGTTAAACCAATCATCAAGCCCCTCCCCGACCAGCCTCAAGAATACTACGACGAACTTGACGAATTCTTTGCTGAAGGGCTATAATTAAAGAGTAGTCATTTACCTCCAGTAATTGTTACTACACTGCGAAACTGCCCGAGTTATGGCGGGAAACGTTAAAGAGGGGTCGCTACCCTCTGCGTGGGAAAAGTACTACGCCCACGAAGCAAGGCACGCAAGAAATAACCATAATGCCTTGCCCCACAAAAAACCACCCCGAAAACAAAAGGGGTGGTTTTTTGCTTCACAGGTGATAAACACAACAATCTCCTAGTTAATTATGTCATGCGTACACCATTTTCGTCAAATGGTGAAAATGGTACAAAAAAGTCCCCCGCATTACCAAAGGGGACTTTTTGTTATGGTCTGATTAAAGACCTGGGTTGGCGGTTACACCTGGATAGAGATGACCAAGAACACCAGAGTTGACGAATCCTTCAAGACCAGACAGAGCCAGGCTATCACAGATAGAGTCAAGAGCGATGTTGTTGATAAGCATCAAACCGTTCCAGTTAGTAACAACAGTCGTACCAGCGTTGTGCATGGTGATACAATGACCACCACAGTCTTCAGTCGAGTCAATTCGTTTGATGTACGGGTTAGTAATCGCACGGACGAATTTGATACCAACTTTGCTGGTGTCGATTAACCACATAGAAGTTGTGTTGGCTTCAAGGTCAACATCAACATAGCGAGAAGCGACGATAGACATACCCTTGTAGGAGATGGTATCACCGTTCATACGCCAGTCTGTTAGAGGGTCAGCCTTGAGATAGGTGCGTACCTCTTGGCGAAGGGTTGGAAGCGCAATTGGGTTAACAGCGATTAAGAAGTTGCCCAAGTCCATACCCATAGCGGTCAAGCGGCAGTTCAAAGTTTCGATAGAAGCGATGAAGCCAGCAGAACCGTCGACCTTCAACACACGGTCGTCAGTCAATCTCTCGACAAGACCGTTGAATGGACGTAGACCGTTACCAGAGTAGTCAGCCGTACCGAGGATAGCGTTGCGTTCAAAGATGAACTTCGCATACTTCGCTACGAAAGCAGCTCTTTTAGCGGCAATCGAAGCACCGATTTGCGACCAAGGCATACGGGTATCGATACCTTTTTGCTTAACCTCAGCCTCGAGCATTTCATCGAGAGAGCTGTCAACACAGTCTTTCACACAAAGCTCGTGTAGGTCGAGTTTGTAGCGGCAAGCCGTTACGGTAGGAGTTCCTACACAACAACCTTCACCGTCATCATCAGCACCAACAGCGGTATCTTCGATTACGTATGGGGTCTGGATGTAGTATTTTTCACGACCGCTTTTACAAGGGTCGATTTCAATGGTAGCAGCGTTAGCAACACCATTGTTGACTAGGCGAGCGATAAGAGGGTCTGTACCAGCAACCGTCGAGTTGATAGTGGATTTGCTCTTGTCGTTCTGGATGCCAACCTGAACAGCATCAATCGCATTGGTAGCAAACTTCTGCGCTTCAGCGAGAGAGATGGCATTTTTGTCAGTAAACTCAAACATTTGTTTATCCTTTACATTCCTTTAAATGCATTTTCAAGGGCGGCAGTATAGTCGTCCTTTGCTTCTTCAGTAGGTGTTGGTTCAGCACTCTCGGCTGGAGTTGGCTCATCGGTGGTAGCAAAGTTTAATAACTTTGCGAGCTTATTTTCAAAGCCTTCCTTTTGAGCGTCCTTCGCAGCGAGCTTAGCTTCTAATTCCGCAATTTTAGCATCTTTCTCGGCAATTTCTGCCTTGAACGCTTCTAATTGCTTGCCGATTTCTTCAATCGAGGCTTCAACCTTATCGGTCTCTTCCTCGGCTTCCGGTTCAGCCTCTGCTTCAGTTTCTTCAGCAGGTTCTTCTGCTTCGGCTTCGGCAGGAGCTTCAACTTCAGCTTCCTCGGCAGGAGCTTCGGTCTCCTCGACAGGAGCTTCATCTTCAGGAGCAACTACATCAGGAGATGCAGAAGCCTCAACCTTCTCTTCCTCGTCGAGTTTAGCCTTTAATTCTTCAGGCATATCGTTCCTTTCTTCACTAGATGCTTTTTCTAGCAGGTTTTCATCATAGGAGTTAGCATTTTTAGGGTTATCTACAACAGCATAACCGACAATGGACACAGCGTTGATTTTAGGAATCAGATACCAATCTGGGAAATCTTCACCCGTTACTACGCTTGCTTTGACATATTCATCAGCCTCGTAGTAAAACTCGGCAGATAGAGCCTTCCGGTTCATCTGATGAAGTAAGTCTTTGGTCGCATAAAGTTCGTGGTCTAACTTCACATTCACATCGATACCATAGCGGTCATCGCCAATTTCCACCACTCGCAGATTTTCTTTAGAGAATTTCCCTAAATCAAGTCCGGAGATGTGGTCTTTGTTAATGTACCCACTAAAGTTTCGAGGAAGATTGTCATACCATTCCTTCAATGCGCCTTTAGCAATCACAGCGTATGGAGTGCCATCACCTTCCACGACCACACCTTCATCGAGCAATCGAACAAAGTTGTCCTGTTCCTCGCTGAATTTGTCGATAGCGAAAGATGTCCCAGACAGTCCCATTTCCCCCTCGGCTGCCCATTTACAATGTTTGTCCCATTTCTTCTTCAGCTTTTGACGACTCATAACATTCTTACGAGTTCGTACGGCTTCGGAGTCTTTCGGGATTTTGAACATCTCTGGCATAATTACTCCTTTACCAACTTAAACGGATTATAATAGGCTTTCGGTCTAGCAGAAGGACAAGTCCCACACTTTTTGACCTCATATTCTATGTGATTTGCCTCCAATTCTTGCTTCAAATTAGGCGACAATAAAGACTTTTGTCGGACATCCCCTATCTCCCCTTTCAAATATTTGATTAAGATTGGGTCTACGGTATCATATTCGACGTGTGGTAAGAAAGTAATGCGAGCAGTAGTAGTTTTACCGTCCGAGTTACTTTTCATCACCAGTCGGTCAATTGCACCTTCGATGAAGTCATGTAAAGCAAATACAGCCATAGTTGTTCCTATTTAGTCCCTTTTAATTTGTTACGGAGATACGCTTGGTAATCCGTTGCGATTATAGATGTTCTAGCTTCTGCGGCGAGAGCGTCCAAATCGATTTTAGTCCTCTTGGGTACTTTCTTCTTCGCAGTCGCTTTCTTGCTTTTAGTAGTTCCTTTTTCCGCCATAAAGCCTCCTATTACGAGTCAGACTCATCACAGTTAGGCAAGGCATCTTCGCACTCCACGCCTTTCGTTTCCTCTGTTCCTGGGGTGACAGTAGCGACTTTACAGAAACCACACGCAGCAGAATCTACGTTGTAGTAGGTAACTTCGCCCTTTTCAGCGTCAGTAACGATGTGGAAATAGCGAGAAGCATCTTCGAGCTTGCGCTGCATAGCACGAGCCTGTCCACCGGTAAGGGTGACCTGTCCGTCGCTAGTTTCCAGCACAATAGTCTTGGTATATTTAACTTCAGCCATTTAAATACCTTTCGTTAAATTTGAGCAATACAAGTAGGTGTTTCTTAAAAATATGATAGCATAATTTTTAATTCTTTTTTTCAAGGGAAGCCTTAAACTCCCGAAACGCTTTAGCCACGGTCTTTTCTGGGTATTTGAACAGATAATCAAGCGCAGGATTATCTAGGCGTGGATCTTCGATGTTCTTGATACGGTCAAACTGATTTACACGGAACATATGCCTCTCGCCCTTCTCATCTTCTTCGAACTCAAACCATTCATAAGAAGCGTTGCCAGAGTATTCGGCGTTCATCACATTCATCGCAGTAGTTTTCCAGTCTAGTTCGCTTTGCTTATCCCAGGGGTAGAACCAAGTTTTTGCAGGTTTCTTGGCTGTAAAGAGGGCGTGGGCGAATTTCCATTGTCCATATAAACGCTCTACGAGCCACCAGTTTGCCCATGTGCTAACATAGCATCTGCCAGTTTTGTCAGAACCAAAAATAGATGGAGCAACAGCCTCTTTGCTCCCGTAATCAACAACGGCTTTGCGAAAAGCCTCTGGAACTTTCATCTTTCTTCGCATTAACAACTCCCTTTTTTCTTTGGATAGCACGGGTTATCGGCTAGCATTTTAGCCTTGTTCTTTTGTTTATTTCGCTCGGTATGGAGTTTCTGGCGCTCATACTTCGCTTTGCGAGCGTTTTTATCACTCTTTCGGTGGACACTCATCGTCCTCCTTCTCGGTGTTGAACTCAAGCCAGACCTTATAATCTTTATCTCGTTTTACCTTGCAGTAGTTTTTGATATTTCGATTAACTTCCCAAACGCTTGTAGAGATGTTCAAATGTCCCTCATCATCATAAGATGTCCTTATCACA